GTTGGAGCTTGCCCAACACTGGCCTCTAACAGATTCTGCGTTTTGAGGAAAACTATCGGTAAAAAAGACCCTGAACTTTGGAATAATATGTTGGACTACACTATCACTAAGACTGCAGATGGTTCACAATGGGATGTTATTTGTCGTAAAGACAATTCTGCTGGTATGAAAGCTCACCTTGCCGGTGAGGTCGTATTTAGTGTGCCTGCCTCTGCCGACGCTAAGTTGGATATGAGCACGTGCATTAAGCTGCTTGCCAGTAACTTTCCCACTACTACCATTACTCCTACAGATGTAGGTGATCGTGTATTATCCTATTTGTATTCTCCGAAGTACATCCCGATTACTGTATTTACTACCTCCAGTAGTAAAGTACCAACTGTGAAAACGACGTTTGCGCCTTCTACTCCCCATGAAGGTATTAAATTGCTAGCAGTAGAGGCCACTCGCGCTACCGCACCAGAAATGGTCCGCTATGCCGAGGGGTCATATATTAGTACTGCTCCTACCGAAGCTAATCTTTCTGCCCTTAGAGATAAGATGTGCAAAACCGGTACGGTATACAATGCAGACCCTCGTATTTTCAAGGCAGTTAGTGCTGCACTGCTCCATGAATTCAATGTTACTCAATGGAAAATGTATGCAACCACTGATTCTTGGGCTCCTTATAGCCTTAATTTCAACCCGAATAGTGGTGTTGGTTTTCGTCATTTTGAACTCATGTTTGCTAGGAATAAACGTAATATGGGCCCCTTTGCTTGCCGTGTAGTTGAACGCTACCTGGAACTTGTTAGACAAAATATAGGTTGCAGCGAGGAGTTAATCCCTCCGCCTATGACAACTTATACTGCTAAACCGGAAGTTAGATCTGTTGATGACCCTCCTGGTAAAGTCCGCCTTATTTCTATGCTTGGTTTAATCCACGATTTCATCTCTAAGCTATGCACGCTTCCTTTCATGCGTTGCTTGGAGAAATGGATTGGGTGCCTTATAGGCACCAGCATCTGGTCTTCTATGGTATTCATGATGATGCGTGCCATGAAGGTTAAGGAATGGATGAATATGGATGCTCACACTCGTGGTGAGGATATAGACCCTGATGACCCTTCTTTATGGGGATATATCACAATAGATATTTCTGGTCATGACATGTCCTACTCTCCTGTAGGTTTGTTCATGTATTTGCTTATGCGATTATTCTGTGTCGATTTTCAAAGTGTCCCTGATGAAGAGGCATTTGCTGAGATATTTGCTGTAGAATTTGCTGGCGTAAACGCCAAAACCGTTCAGTGGTTTGGTGGCTACTACTACATGGTGCTTGGCATCATGGCTAGCGGATGGCTAGGTACATCTCATATCGCTACTCTTATGACCATACATAGTATGTACATGGCGCTATTCTCTATTTACCTCAAGGCAGGTTTACACCCTAGAGCCGTTTTTTCTGAGTTCCGACTCGTGGCCTACGGTGACGATATCGTCTTGAAGTATAGATTAGAACGACAGGACTTGCTTGGCGACGGACAATATCCAGCCAAGCTCGCTGATGAGCTTAAGGTATTGGGACTCACAGTTAAGGGCAGCGAAACGCAGCTCTTGGCTCCTTTACCTAAGCACATGGACCGTTTCTTCACTCATATTAAGAACGATAAAATTATCTCTGGAGGTGTTCATATCCTTCAAAGATATTTTGTTAAGTACGATGCTAGACATAATCCTATGCATCCTGATGCTGTTAATTATCATTACATATTGCCTTGGCGTAAAACTGAGGCCTATGCTACCAAGATGTCGATGGATGCTTGGGGCTTTGCTGGTAAAGCTGGTAGATTGGATGATACTCCATTCGACCCTTATGTAATGGCTTATGTTAAAGCATTTGGATTACTCTGTGATGCGGGACCTAACCGCACCGCCCACAAAATGATCAAAGAATTTATGCGTAAGTTGGAGGAAGCTAGACCTGGCGTTTCCCTTGTTGCCGAGCGCGCCCCTAGAGGTGAGCTCGAGGAAGCGTTGAAGAAGCTTTCGCCCGATGCCATGGATCGTTTTGGACCGCTCATTAGAGCGGTACTTACATTACCTGATAATAAGACGTATGTGCTAGTTGTCAGTAGTATCGTAACTAGTTTGACAGTTCGTGAGTTAAAGAAACCTGAAATTTATTTCGCTAACGTCGCAGATAAGAATGACAAAGCCAATAAAGGCGAACCTTATATTAAAGATCAAACCGTAATATATAAGTAACTGGATGGGCTTCAATGCTTGACTAATTCTGAAATTTATTTCGCTAACGTCGCAGATAAGAATGACG